TTTATAAGAAAACCAACCTAAAGGATTAGTAGTTTCGTTATACAAACCAGGTGTACCTGTGGTTAAATTTGCTGTTGAGTTTATTGCAGAATCTAGTTGTATTTTTAAAGAATCACCAAGCCAATTTGTTAAAGGACTTGAAGCGTCTTGATCTGTTGCTGTGTTATAAGCATTAAAAACAGTTGAACCAGGTATGTCTAAATCACTATCATAAGATGAAAGTATAACATCAGATTGCCTACCATATCTATCAGATAAAACAAATCCTATTTGGTATGTTCTACTTTGCTTTAATTGATGGAAAGGATATTGAGTATAATTGTCAAAACTACAAGACTTATCTCCAATTATTGCTCTAAAAGCTATTGAATCTGGAGCCGTATGTCTATCTCTATAATTTCCATAAACAATTCTATTACCAATAACCTCTTGAGCTAAAGCTCTAACAGGAACTTTGTCTGATACTCTTGTTACTTGATTGTTAGGTAATGTTTTGTATGGCTTAGTTGAAGAGTAGTTATAATCTAAAAATTTTTTAGTACTTACACCATGTATAGGATCATTAAAGGATATACTTGAAAAAGTTGAAGCAGCTATAGGTATTGTTTCTAATACTTTAACAGCTAACGCATCAGATTCTTTATAAAGAATATCAATATCTGTTATCTTCATAAGATTAACCATTTCTGTTGAAGTACTTTTTTCCATTGGAATTTTTAGCAATATATTATTTATATTGTTTTCAAACCAAGAGACTATAGTTGATTTATAAGTATCATCCATGTCTTCAAGTGGAGAAATTAATCCGCCTCCAAATTGGCTATATTGTTTAGGTATAAACATAATTTGACTCCAAGGAGCCATTAAAGAGTATTCATTGTCTTCAAACTTAAATCTATAACTAAATCTTATAAATTTATCTTCTAAAAACTTAGCATCTCCACCCCAAGCAGCATCGTAGTTGGGATTTACACTTATTGAGATTTGACCATTAATAGCTATTGTGGTGGTTTTACTTAACGTTAGTTTTATTTGTTGAGTAATATTTCCTCCAGAGGTTGAATCTATAACTTGAACAGATGTGATTGATGTTCCTGCAGTAATACCTGTTCCAGTAACTAAATCACCTATTCTAGGTATTCCATTTTCACCAGAATATAAGGGTAATTCACCGCTTCCACTACTAACAGTATAAACAGCTGTCACTGGGTTTGGTGTTCCGCCACCTGCTATAGCTGTAACCGCTCCGCTAGAATGATTAGACATGTTAACATTATTAGCATTGGTCATTGTAGGTCTACTAAAATCTAATAGAGTACCATCAGGTGCAGTTATAGCAGAGGATAATATTAAAGTTGAACTATTTACAGCTATAACCGTTACTAAGGAAGTTATATTTTGAGCAGCTATTTTATTATTGTTTGTTACTATGTCACCAACTTTTATACCAGTGACATTAGCAGGTGTAACTAAAGTACCTCCACTGCCTACACCAGTTACAGTTTTTGAAACTCTATCCATAACGAGTATAGGTTCCCACGGCGCAAACTTAGCTACAGATATTTGATCTTCAGTAGTGTAATAACCTGTTGTTAACGCACTATTCACGTTTATTCTTCTTGGTTGATTTAGGTTGTCTGTAAAGAATAATAAATTTTCTATTAAGTTAATACCTGAGAATACAAAAGATTTGTTGAAGTTAAGAAAAGAGCCTTGAACTAAAACATTAGGTGGGTTAACAGCGCTTAAATCTACACTTACTATATAACATTTAGCCGAATTAGAAGCTCTTACTCCGCTAGGTGAATCATGATCTGTTGCAAACAAATAGACTGTATTAGAGTTTTCATCAACAATAGATCCTATTATTTCTACATTTGCATTTGATCCTGTTATATCAATTAAATCTGATATCTTTGAGTTACCTAAAACATTCTCAAACTCACCTACAGTAGAGCTTTCTGATCTACTTATAGATAAATTTGTAGCTTCTCTGTATTCACCGTTAGGTACAATACGAGAGTCAAGATCTTGATTCATTTTTCCCTTAAGAAAAGTGTTTTTGATTTCAGCCATTTAATTCTAGTGTTTAATCCATTTAGATTTACCTCTCATTGTTTGAACTATTTCATCAAGCTTAATGTTTGATAATCTTATTTTTGCATTTCTTAATTTAGAGCTTCTCTCTTGCTTTAATCTTCTAACTATATATTCAGGTTGATTTATTCTAGAAGCTATTATAGCGTGACTTATATGAGCATATATAGCTTCTTCCGCCATCTTTGGTATCTTAGTTTCTAAATCATAAGCGAGACCATCAGAAATATACTCTAAAACTATTAACTTATCAACTAAATCGTTTGAAAAAGAAAATTTTCCTTCTCTATGATTTATAGTAAACCAACCGTTCATATTTGCATACTGTGGATCTATGCCATATTGTTGACCAAGACTTCTATCTATACCGTCAAATCTTCCGTAAGCATCAAAAGCAAATGCAGAATCATCTATTATATCTCTACCATTTATTAAATTGTCGTTTGCTTTAGACCATCTTTCTTCCGTGATTGAAGTACCTTCTGTGTTTTCTCCAAAGTTATCTTGAGTAGGTGTTCCTAAATCATCTTGTAGAGGTGTTGAGTAAGGATTTATAGTTAAATTATTTGCTGGGTATATAGGTCTTTTAATACCCATGTTATCTATCCAAGACATCTTAACATAGTTAACGTAATCTTGAGGTATAACAACACTTAAACTTGGTGGTATGGTTAATTCTTGAGACTTTACACTATTTAATGTATCATAGCTAAACTCTTGTAAACCTCTTTTAGCATGAAATATAATATCTGTTCTTTTACAGCTAGGTATTAATTTACCTGTACCCACATAAGCTACTTGAAAGTTATTTATAACATCATTTAATTTTATGTAAGAGTAACTGTCATAGTTGTCTTCAACAGCTTGACCAAAAGCGTCTCTATTCCCATATTGACCTCCGTTTAAAGACTTTAATTGAATTACTATACTTGTGTTAGCTGTTAAGTTTCCGTTTATAGTTATTATATTGTTAGCAACCGTGTATGGTAATATGTATTCAGTGTATGTTAAAACACCTGGTAAAGCTGTATATAATTTAAAATTATTTAAAGCATAATTAGTTTGCAACGGGTCGTTACTACCGAATACTAAATCAGTATCAAACGTAGTTGTAAATGTTTGACCAGCTCCCGCCGATGATAAGAACTTTTGAGAACCTGCGTAGTACTGCTGGTTTGATTCAGTTATTAATCCCATGTTTTATTATGATTTTTCATTTATGTCTTCTTGTTGTACTTGTTGCGATGCTACTTGTATTATGGTAGGATCTTGTATTATAACACCTGAGTATACTAATATACCTGATATTAAATCAACTTGCTCTGACGGATGTAGTTCAAAATTTACAGACGCAGATGGACTGTAGATATATTGACCAAAGCCACCTACATTATATCCCCAGTTTATTTGATTAGGTTTTTTTATGTAAGAAACATTAATATCAGAAACTATAGTTGTAGGAAAAACCTGTAGCTTTTCATCTTCATATAAAAATATTGGCTGCGCTTGTGTAGCAGCTGTTAATGGTGATTTTTGAATCAAGTAAAATTCATTACGATCTACCATTTGAACTAAAGTAGTATCTTTGTATATAACGGTACCTAATCTATAGAAGTCTGAAGGATATAGCTCTGCTGAGATAACATCGTTAACAGATGGTGCATTAACAAAAGTAATTATGTTATTTGAGCTATTGAAAGAATAAGCGCCTGGCGATGATTGTAAAACTCCGTTTTTACGCACTTTTATTAAAGCGGTTTGAGATTGAGCTATCGACCATGTTGTTATTGTAAATTGTGTATTTGTGGCTGGATTTGGAGCCGCTGGGACTGTAAACGATTGTGTTGCAGTTTGTGTAGTAGTTGTTGTTGGTAAGTTAAAATAAGGTGCATCATATGCAGCTGTACTTATTCTTTTAAAAATATCAATTTTTTCATTAATATTTTTTACCCTGTTAGCATATTCGCTATCATTTTCTGGTATACGTAGTTGTTGGTTTAGATCACTCATATATTTTTCAAATATACTTAACTGAACTTGATTACCAACTTTGTTAAATTCATCTGGAGTTATGTATCCTCTTTGTTGCTGGTTAAGTATTAGCAACACAGTTTTATAAACTAAATCTACGTTTATAGCCATTATTTTGTTTTTTTATTATAATATAACCGACCACATAGTGTAGCCGGTATATATTATTACATGTTAATCTAAGTTTTTCTCTACAGATCTGAATACTTCAACACCTTCGTCAGTCTTGAAATAAGCAGCCATAGCAGAATAAGGATTTTCATCGAAAGGAACTGTCATTAGTTTTCTTCCATTAGACCCCCAAGTAAATGTTCTTTGATCTTGAGATAAAACAACTATTCCAGCTTCTTGAGCTCTAATAGCTACATTTCTAAGATGCACATTTTCATCATTTGCAAGCTCTATAAACAAAGCAGGATTTCTTGTAGCAAACATAAGTAGATCTCTTTTAAGTTCCTTAGAGCTCATCTTACTAACCTCAGATCCAATCTCAACTCTCATTATTGCTTCAGCTTGATCTATGTCTATGTTTCTTGCTGCGTTTACAGCATCGTTTTTCAATAGTAAAATATCTAAATCATCTTCAGCTTGTTCAACCGCATTAAACTCATCATATAGTTTTCCTTTTAATGGGTGGTATAAACTTAATAATAGTTGTAAGTTTTTTTGTTCTTTACCAACCTTTAAGCTTCCATCCATAAATCTAATGTGTCCTAAAGTGCATTCTCCTTTTTGCTCATCAACAAGTGGTGAGTCTTGGTTTGTAGCATATCTTATTTCTCTTTGCCTACCACTTTTAGGATCAAAATACAACAAAGAATGCTTCTTTGTATGTTTTCCTGGTATTGTTAAAGTTAAAGGAGATTTATTTCCTTTTAAGTAATATACTCTATCTTTTATTTCCCAACTTGGTTTAGTTGGTTGTTTTTTTGTAGGGGTTTCTACCACTACTTCTTGCTGAGGAGCAACCTCAACTTTCTTTGCTGGTGCTTTTTTTGCAGCCATAATATAATATAATTAAATAATTTGTAAGTGTGACAATAGCCTATTAATAATAATAGTAAGGGGCTAATGTCATATAAGGGTAATTGTTACCCCCGTAGTTACAACGAGGGTAAGAATTACATTTGTTGAATCTTAGATTCCTTTGAATAATACAAAGTTGTTAGCAGCTTGAGTAATCAAACATCTTTCAGATAGGAAGTTTACTTCCATAGCATCTAAAGTAGATGTCTGTGCTCCACCAGCAGAACCAGTTAACCAAGATTTCATTCTTCTATCATCTGATTGAGAAGCTCTATATCTTACGTGTAAGAAAGGTCTTCTGATGTTAGTTCCTAATACTTGATCATAAACTGTAGAAGTTCCAGCAGGTACTAATACTCCTTCAACAGAACTAATACCATTGACTCCTCCACGCGTAGACGCATCGTTTAAGTATTTCCAGTCAGTCTTGTAGAAGTCATAAGAACCTCTTCTGAATCCAGAGAAACCTAAATTTAAAGCCATTTCTTCAGAGTTTTCAAATAATCCAAAAGCAGTACCTCCAGCGTATCCACCAGAAATAGAAGCTAACATATCGTCAAAATCCAAAGCTGTTTGTCTTTGTAAAAATAACATGTTCTCTTCAATAGCTCCTTGAGTATCTAAGTTCTTTAGGATAGCATCAAACTCGTCTAAACCAGCAGCGGCAGTAAATCCTACTTCTACGTTTCCACGTGATTGAATAGCAGCAAATAAACCTTCAGATCCTGGAGATGTAGTAGGTACAGCAGGTATTTGATTGTATTCAGCTTCTACCATACTCATTTCTAAATAGTCTTCAAAACGTAATCTAGTTTCAGATTCAGCTTTTAAATACCATAAGTATCCTGATGTTCCATCTTCAGTTGCAACTTCTACCCATCCAATTTGTGCCATATCAGAACCATTTACTACGTATTGGCTTCTTAATATGATAGGAGAGTTAGAATATTGAGTTAATTGAGGCTCAACAGAAATACGTCCTTGATTCGCTCCACCTGCAGCAAAAGCACCATTCATGCTTTGACCTTTTTGGTATTGAGAACCATATACAAATACTTTACATCCAACCGTTGCAAGTGCTGCTCCAATTTGAACATTATCAAAAGGTTGTACAACAATTGCTCCAGCAGCAAGACCAGATCCAGCATAAGCTCCAGAATCAAGCACTAACGCTTTACTTTCAGCCCCAGTTGCAGGGTTTAAAAATACAATAGTATCATTAATTGAAATAACATTCTGTAATCCAGCTGCTCCAGCAGCGAATAATGTAATAGTACTAGTAGTACCAGCAGCGTTTGCTACTCCAACACCTTGATAAGATATATGTAATCTATTTTGTTCAGACCAAATTACTTGATCAGAAGTCATTGGCATTTCAGCGCCAACCATTCTTAAGAATCCAGATAACGTTCTGTTTCCATAACGCTCTACTTCTTGTTCATAAATTTCTGGTAAATACTGCTGAGCAAAACTGTTTGTGTTCTGCGCTCCAGCTGCATTACTGTTAAATTGTAGGTAGTTACTGTTTAAAATCTCTTGCGCCTGCGAAGGGATTAAACTACCAAATTGAGGACTTAAACTCATAATAATAATTTTTTAGTTAAATTTTTTTGTTTTTATTTTTAATCTTGAAGAATCTTGACCGCTTATAGATCTAACTTTTAAGCCATTTATAAACTCACCTTGTTGTGCCTGTCTAGGTTGTGTGCTAGGATTTTTAGACTTACTTATGATATCTTTAGTAGCGTCTGATTTACCTTGCTCGTAAAAGTGATTAATAATAGTGTCTGCATTAGATGCCATAAACAAAGCTTTATGATAACCTTTAGCGTCTGTTACTTTACCTTCTTTGTTTAGAAACTTTCCTACAAAGTTGTTAATGTTAGACTGGTCTTCTGCGACTTTACTTGGATCTTGTACTCCGTACCTAAACTTTTTTCCACTAACATTAAATTCAAAACCTTTGAATTCGTTATTGAAATAGTCATCAGTTTGAGATTTAAAATCTTCATGCTGTCTGTTAGCTGTTTCTTGATCTTCATTGTAACGGTTGAAAAAATCCATAGCTTTTTGTTGTTCCTGAGTTACGCCGGGTCTCAACTTGATTTCGTCGTAATATTTACTCTTGGTTTCTTCCAAAAAGTTTTTAGCTTTTGCAACTTCTTCTTTGTACGCAATTTTCTTTTTGCGTATATCTCTATCCTCATCTAACTCTTCGTCATAAGTATAATCTTCTAACATTAAATCAATGTCTTCAGATTCTAGATAAGGTTTTGTTTTTTTATAATATTCTTTAATTAAAGCGTCTTCACTTACGCTTGAGTAGTCTGTGTTTAACCTAACGTAGTCATCTATTGTTCCACCAGTCTCTTCCATAAAAGAAACTAATTTTTCGATGTTTTCAGGCAAAGGTTTTCCTAATATTTTTTCATCTCTAACAGCTTCTTTAACTACTTTAGCTATTTCTTGTTTTTCTTCATTGGTTACTTCTTGAATCGGCAATTGCGTTTTATCATCTTCAATGGACTGTTCTTCTTCTTGTCCCACTTCTTGCAGTCCCACTTTGGGCTGTTCTTCGAGTAACACGCTGCTCTCTGTGCTTTGTTCTTGAATGGCATTGTTTTCTTCTTTTGGTATTACTACCTTTGTTACATCTGGCTCAAGATTAACTAATGGTTCTTTTAAACTAACCTTAGTTATCTCGTTGTTTTGTTTTGATAATTGTTTTGGTTTTTTAGATTTTCCTTTCAAACTAAAATCACCTTCCTGTTTAACAGGTTCATTTGTTTTTGTTTCTGACATAATATAATATAATTAAATAATTGTTTGTAATCTTATCTAGGTGTAAACTGCTCTAGTCCAAAACCATCTAGATTATCGTTTCCAGCAGACTCAAAATTAGTAGGTAGTAAATCGTTTTGTCTTTGATTTATTAATTCAGATTGTTGAGTTCCTTGTATTTTTACTCTTTTATCTTTTCTATCTTCTATTTCACTTTCTTTTTGCTGTTGAACTTTTGCAGTTGCTTGAGCTAATTGCATTTGGTAATTAAACTCTTCAGCCATTAACTCTCTTTTTATTTGAGCTTCAGCTTCCATTCTTTGTATTTCAAATTGAGATTTAGCTTGCTCTATACTTACTTTTTCCTGAGTTAAAGCTTGTTGTTTTTGAACTTCAAACATAGCTGCTTTTTCTGCAGACTCCGCGTTAGCTTGAGCCTGTGCTTGAATATTGGCCTGTTGCTGTTCTTGCTCTCTTTGCATTTTCTGAGTTTGTCTAAGTTTTATAAACTGATTAGCTAGTTTACTATTTTTAATCTCTCTAATATCAATAGCATCTGACAAAGCAATAGCACCTGTTTGTAAAGCCATTTGTATGTTTTGTTCTAATAAAGCTTTTTCTTCTTCTTCAGGTTCTAGCTGTATGTAAATACCAAAGTCATGTAGCTGTAGATTCATTAATTCTTCCAATGTCTTAACATTAAATGTACTTATAGAATTTATTAATGAGTTTTCAGTTAAAGGATTTTGTATTAAATCAGCAACTTTTAAACTTATATTTTCACATGTTCTAACTGTTAAGTACAATAACGACTCTAGTAAATGCTTTGTAGCTGTGTTAGAAGCGTTGGCGGCCATTTTTTGTAATCCAAGTAAAGCATCTTTATCTGGGGCACTACCATCTCTTGCCTCGTTTAAGCCAGTAACATCTCTTATCATTTGTAGATAATATTGATATGTACCAATTAAACTTTGTATTTTAGCTTGACCAGATGACGATGATAATTCTTGAATAGGTACTTTACCTCTATTTAACTCACCATCTTGTGTTAGTGATCTACCAACAATAGAACCTGTTTGGAAATACATATTTAAAGCTTCTGCTGGATTATAGTTTGTGCCATTACCTAAATCAACTTCGGCTAATCCGTCCATATCTAAAAACACACCATCTGGTACTATTCTAGACATTACTTGCTGTAGTTTTAAATGTGTTAATTGAATCATATCAGCAAATCCAGTAATTTTACTTACTAAAGATTCTATACGACCTTTATACATTCTAGGGGCAGATATACAATAATTCATATCTACTTTGGTTGTATCAGCTGTAGGTCTGGTCATATTCTCTGCCATCTTCCACTCTAGCATATAATTGTTACCAAGAACCTTAGCACCAGTATATAAAACTTCTATAGACCTAGAAACTCTATCGAAATTATCATTTTCTGGCGGATTAAATGTATCTGGTTTTTCTAGTGTCTTTTCTAAACCTTGATCTGTTTTCTTTATTTTAAATACTTGATCAATGTAAGTTTTGTATTCAAAGTACATTACCTGTACAGTGTTTTGATCATAGTTCGCCCAACCAGTAACATACTGAGAATTACCCGGCATGTTTTGTATTTTTTGAAGTTCTTCGTCTGGTATATTTGGAAATTGTTTTTTTAATTCAGCTATAGTTATAGCTTTAACTTCTCCTACATAATATATGTCTTCGAAGTTTGGGTCTTCTGTGTATGAGTAAACTATACGAGCTGGATCAACATATTCTATTTTTATTCCTTCAGACTCATCAAACCTTGTTTTTGAAGCTCCTATACCTAAAACTGTCAAGTCATAAGCTATTCTTCTTTTTGTTTGATCATATTTATTAGCACTTAATACATTGTTAATAACCTCTTCTTCAGCTATTTCAACGTTTTGCTTATAAGTCATTTGCATGTGAATATCAAGCTCTTCTTTACTTTGAGGCAAAGCTTCTAAATCTCCAGTTGCAGAAAAATCCATACCTAAATTTTGCTGTATGTTTTGCAAAGTTTCTTTAGTGTTCATGTCTCTTTCTACAGCAGCAGCATAATCTGTTCTACTTTTTGTAGAGAAAGGATCTTGAGCAAAAGTGGTTATATCATACGATTTGTTAGACATTCCATTTACAACTATATCCACAAACTTTGATATAACAGCTACTGGTTTCCAGTCTAAATTAAGATAAGATAAATCTCCATTTATAGATAATTCATCCTTGTATTTTTGAACACTTTGTTCTCCTCTAGCATATAATCTTAATCTATGAAAAGTAGCATAAGATTGAACATATCTATTACCAGCTCTACCTTCCTGAAACCATTCACCTTCAATAGCTCTACCTACCTGTATACCATAATCTAAGCTTGATTTTTCTTCCTCACTTACTACTTGGCTTGGAAATGAACTGTTAGTATTAGTCTGTATTCTCATTTATCTTATTATTTTAGACATAGCGCCTTTATTGTCGTATTTTTTAAAACCTAAATCTACAGTCTGTAATTGAACTTTAGCTCTAGGTATATACCTATTTTTATTACAAGCCATTAAAGCTAATCCAGAACTTATAGAAGCATCATGTTTTGTTCTATTATTTATATTAAATCTAGCCCAGTCTTCTAGTGTTCTCTGAAAATACATGTCACCATAACCATCTTCTTTTAATCCTACTTTAGTATTGATATATGTCTCTATAGCAGCAGCGTGGGCTTGTTTTATATCTTCACTTGAATTAGGTATTCCACCTATTTCTCTTTCAGTTGTTGATAGTTTGTTATATAATCTATCTGGTCTATTCATAGAGTATCCTCTATAGCCTCTTATTTTGAAATGGTATAATAACCTTGGTTTATTATTTTCAGCCAATATAGGCATACCATAAAATACACAAGCCATTAATACATCTTCAAAAAATATCTCTGCAGTTTGTGGTCTAGCTATATATTCTAAAAAGAAATGATCTGGTGGTACGTCTTCCATACTAAACTTAGTTAAGCCGTGTAAAGACCCGTTAGAACCTCTTCCGTCTACAGTACCTGATATATCGTAACTATCACATCCAAAAGCTCCACAATGCTCATTGCCAGGATATTTTTTTCCATTTTTAATTATAAATCTATTTTGTAGATTAACGGGTGGTACCCATGATATTTTAAATCTACCGTCTTTGTTTGGTATAAATATAACTCTAGAATCTTTAACAGCATTCTCCCATTGAAAACTACCCGTAGTTACAACAGCTGTATTTTTTAAATCAGCATTATAATCTATTTGTTCATATATCTTAGATAGATTAAATAAAGATTGTTTTGCTTCATCTCTAAAAGCATGTTCTTCTGTTCTTGGAAATTGACGATAAAATTCATTTAAACCATCTTGGTCTTCTTTTAAACCTTCAACTTCGTTTTGCCAGTAGTCAATAACACCTAAGTCTATTATTTGATCATCAGGCCCTTCAACTGGTTTTTTTGGCGTGTTGAATACAGGAAATCCATAAGAATCAATGTATCCCTCGTAGTTCCATTCCATAGGTATGAACAAAGAATATAATCCTGAGCGAGTCTGTCCATTGGCGTTTCTTTTTGTAATGTCGGAATCATAGTACAGTTTTTTATAATTAGCTCCACCTTTATCTAAGGCGTTCGATGTTGAGCCCATCATGCATTTACCTATTATTCTAGAACCTAATCTTAAACAGGTTTTAGTTACCCTCCAGTTATTTAATATATTTGTTGGTTTTTCCCACTTACCACTTTCATCGTGTACTAGTAGCTTTAATTTTTCACCGTCGTACGAGTTGTCCCCGGTGTTTTTCCAGTCGATCGTTGTATCGAGCCCGGAGATTTCCTGAAGTTTCTCATTGGTGTCAAGCTTTTTTCTGGTGAATTTTGATGCGGGTACTCTATAGGCGAGCTCCGTTTTCGGCCTGTCCATACCGTCCTGGATTGGTTTGAAGAAGAAGGGATAATTAACCGAGATGGGTACGACTTTATCAGTAAACATCTTTTTCGCATCTGGACCAGACTTTGATAAAATTCCGAATCTGGAGTCTGTGGATATTGTAGCTTGATTAACCGTTTCGCCTGAGGCCATGAAAGAAAACCCTGACCGTCTGTTCTTAAGATAGCACATTCCGTAACAACGTACATCTGATTTACAAGCTTCCCAGAATATAAAGAATAATCTGTTTGATTCCCTAAAGTCTGGCTGCCCAACATCAATTTTGGACCACTGCAAGAACATATAGTGAGTGCCAGTAATATAAGTAGGCTTGTCTTTGTTATAAAACCAAAAACCTTCTTCACGCCTTTTAAACTCTGTGTCAATATAGTCATACCATTTTTCTTTAAATTCAACGGGATATTCATCCCAATCAAAAACTGATTTAATTTTTTTAAGATCTTTAGGATACTGCTGGTACTCCCATTTATTAGATTTAAACTTTGTTACATTTTCTTTTTTTGGTAAACCTATAATTAACCCTTGTATGTTGTATATTTCTCCAACTTCACCAGTTTTACTTATAACAATAAGATCATGCTCTTTATTGTATCCGTACTTCCATTTTTTATACCTATTAAGTCTATTTAATACTTTAGGTTTAACGTAGTCTTTAACTACAGAGTATAAAGTTTGTTCGTACATTATCTTGATCTTCCTTCAGCAAATCCTTTAAAAGCTTTTTCTTCTTTAACTTCTTTAGGATTTTCATTTAATAATGCTTCCTCTGTTTCAATTCTATTAAGTATTTCAAAAGCGTCAAATATAGCTAACTTTTTTGTCGCCGCTGCGTTTTTTAATCTATCAGCAGTTATGTCATCACCTGAATCAACTATAGCTTCTTTAGCTACTTTAATTAATTCCTCAACTGCTTTTTGCCCAGCTTGGATTATACTCAGCTTCGTTTTCTTGGTGTTCATACTTAATTACAATATCATTAGATTTCATACAATAAACTCTTTGATTATCTATAATAAAATCCCATTCACTGTTTGGTGTAAATCCAACTACGTCTCCTGGGCTTATTTTAAGCGCTTTTAAGGAGCTATTACCGTATTTTAGTATACCAACAAGCTTTTGTTCTTTATCTAGACTTAAAGATTGTTTATTTTTCAAAGGCATTACAAAGCATCTGTCGCCAAATGATTTCCAATCTCCTGTATTTTTATACAAATATATTTGATCTACAGCACAAAAATATAAGCCATCTTTAAAATATGATCTACTATTTTTCTTTACACCTTTCATGTCATAGAACACTCTAAAAACGTTTTGATGTACTACTATTATATCTCCTTTTTTTATATTTGTTTTAAAAGCTTTTGGAGTTTCAATAACAACAGCTAAGTTGTTAACAGCTTTCCAGTTCTCTATTTTAGTATTTAAAACTAAAGTTTTGTCTCCAATCTTTATTTCGTTTTCATATCTATCCCCAAGAGGCTTGACAATAAAATCGTATAGACTTTTCATTAATATTCTAAATCATACTCAACGGATATTGCCATGTTAGAATTAAATTTCTTCCATGGCATAATCTCGTTTTCTTTCTTTATGAATATACTGTAAGAGCTAGTTTCTTGATTATACAATATTGCTGATATAGTATGGCCACCATAAACTTGTTGACCAACAGCATAATGCATTGCATCATTTTTATAATCAGAACCTATACTTATCTTTCTTACAACTGAATCCATTACTCTACAACTTCAAGATCTTTAGCTTCTTTTTCTACTTCAGTGTAACTACCGTCAGCTAAATTTATATTTATTTGACCATACTCTTTTTCTAGTTCAACTTTTATTTCTTGCATTTCTTTACCCGCTTCTGCGTTGGCAAAAATTAAGTCTTGTTTTCTAGCTTCTAAATAACCCACGTCTAATAATATAGCGTTGATTTTCTGTTGAATCTCTTTAATTGATTCTAATTGTTTTTCTGTAATCTTTTTTTCTTTTGACATTTTATTAAATTTAATTGTTTATACATAATATATAGTTACGT